AACGACCCTGTTTACCGACAATACGTGCAAGAACAACAAGTATTGATAGCCAGCCTTGAACAACAACTGGCCTCGGCTGCTCAAGTCAACACTGCCAGTTCTGGAAACTTGGTCAGAGATGACCAGTTAGCCACAGTACCTGATTCGCGAGCACAAGCACCTGAGAGTCCGCAACAAGTTCTTCAACCCAATGGTAGAATAGCCACAACCCCAGATACCACATCTGGCACCAATGCAGTGTCAGTAAAAGACAGTTTAGCAGTTGGAGAGACTATAGTAGATACTGGTACTGATGCACCGGTTAGACCTATTAGTCAGACACAGGCTACCGGTGGCGGCTCAAGCTCGGCTGCCTATGCAACCAACGACCCTAGGCGCATAGACACAACTCGTCCTAGCAACGGTGTAATACCAGGTCCTGATTTAGCGACACCACCGGCCAATACACAAATAGGTGTAGGTGCTCCTGGTGATGATTCTAGCATGGCCAGGACGCCAAATGCAACGCAACAAGAAATCAATACAATTTTTAGTAATTCACCAATAACACCCTTGCCAAATGTATTGGATGGGTATGCCAGTTACACCTATGGTGTTTCTCTTTATCTTACCACCAAAGAAGCCTACACAACCATGGTTTCAACTGGACGAAAAAATTTATCTGGTTGCTGGTTATTGATGCAAAGTGCAGGTATTCCTACCGGAAGTCGAGTACCGTATTTCAACAATGATTACTATATTGAAACAGTTAAACTACAATCTAAAATAATAGGCAAAGGAACTGGCTCAAATCACAATGTGCTTGATATAGACTTTACTATAACCGAGCCCAGTGGCATAACTCTTATTCCTAACTTGACCAAGGCAATACAGCAATTTTATCCAGATGTGGCTGCTAAGAAAAGTTTCTCCAGTGTGGTATATCTGATGGTAATACGATTTTATGGCTACGATCAAAACGGCAATTTGGTCAGAGGAGCTCCGGGCAATCTCAACAGCGCCGACAAAACTACAGATGCCAATGCATTTGTGGAAAAGTTTTTTCCACTCCAGATCAAAGATATCAAATTTAAAGTGGGCAGTAAATTGGTTGAATATGATATCAAAGGCGTAGGCTTACACTACAACATCAACGTGGGTTCTAAACGCGGATCTATACCTTACAATATTGAACTCAGCGGGCAATCTGTAAATGATTTACTAAATGGCACGTTGGATGTTGCAAACAATCCCAACCAAGCCAATGAAGGGTCAAGTAATCCCCCTGCACCGGCCAATGCTGGCGCAATTTCAAAAGGAACAGTTCGCCAGGGACTAATAACTGCGCTTAACAATTATCAACGCGAATTATCAGGTCCAGGAGACGCTTTTCCGTATACCTATCCAGACGTTTATTCGGTGGAGTTTGCTACAGCAGCATTAAAAAATGCCAAGGTAAAAAAACCTGGCGGCCTGGACCGAAGCAAAACCAGCAATGCTGTTGGTTCTACAGCGGCTGACCAAAAGCTAGGTAGTAAACAAAGTGTAGACACCAACAGTCGGACTCAAGGTGCCACAGCTGGTATGCAGATTGTGCAATTGCTTGATCAGATTATTCGTAACAGTTCTTATCTTGAAGATCAACAGCTGGTCAGTTACAGTGAAACGGATGGACAACTATTACGCAATGGAACGTCAGCAAAAAACGTAGCCTGGTTCAAAATCAATCTCCAGTCAACACCGCAATTTGACAAATACGATCCCAAGCGCAACGACTTTGCATACAATATAAAATATATTATCAGTCCATATCGTATTGCACAACTCAACAGCGAATATTTTCCCAAGCCAACTTTTACCGGTGTGCAAAAAGAATACAACTATTGGTTCACTGGTAAAAACACTTCGGTATTAAACTACGAAGAAACAATTAATAATTTGTATTATATAACTTTGTCAGGAGTGAATTTCAACAAGGCCGCATTTGTTGACAGCAGCGGTGTGGCCGCTGACGATCAAGTTCAAAAAAGTCATCAAACGCGAAGCACAGAAAGCAGCCAAGGAGCTGACGGTAAAACCAACGAACCAGTGGCCAATGCCGCAGAACAAATATTGAATCCTGCAGACTTTAAAGAAAGTAGCATGACCATTGTGGGTGATCCGGCTTGGTTACAACAAGGTGAAGCTTTTGTTGGTCGTCCAGTTGGCAGTTCAGACTACTTCAGTGCATTTTTAGCCGACGGCACAATAAATTTTGATGCCGGACAAGTTTTGTATCGCGTTGCATTTAATTCAGCCGACGATTACAATCTCAACACTGGACTACAAACCATTACCGGTCAAGCAGTTTCTTCGTCTGGCGCTGGTTCTGATACAACTGCGCTAACCGGTCGTGCCGGCGGCCCTGCAGCAATCAATAGAACATTTATTGCCAAAGAAGTTTACAGCACTTTTGCCAAAGGCAAATTTACACAAGAAGTCAAAGGCAGTATACTTCTAGATAAAACCACAGCAGACAATGCCGCGGCAGCATCTGCTACACAATTTCTTCAACAACAAGCCATCAATGGCCTTAGTTCCAGCAGATTGGGTTCTGCGTTGACTGCGGCTGTTGGCGGGTTCGCAATGCCGGCCTGGATGCCATCCACAGTCAGCGGAGCAGTGAATGCCGTAACAAATTCTGCTGTAAACTTCTTGGCTCAAAACGTATTGGGTGGACAGTCAACTAGGCCATCTGCTGTTCCTGGATTGCCTACCAGTGGTAGTCAGGCAATAGGCATCGTAAACAGGGCGTTGACTGCACCATCAAAATTAAACAACGTGGTAACCGCGGCCGGCAATCCTGTAAACGCTGTAGTGGATCCATATTATGGATTAACACCTGAGCAAATATCAGCTCTAGGCAATGCTGACCCTACCGATCCTATTATCCGTGCTAGATTAGGCATACCACAAATTTCAGAAATTGAAAGGCCACCAGTGGTAAACCCACTAAGTAGTCAGACTATGGCAGGCACAGATGATTCCGGTGATAGCGCAATAACTAAGGAATACTTGGCAGCAGGAAATAATGAAACAGCACGTTTATTGGATGCTCCACAAAGCACCCCAACAGATTTAAACGATTTTTTTGGATAAAGCATGTCAGAAAATACACAACGAAGTCGAGGACGTCCAGAGAACTACAAATTTGATCGTGGTGGCATGCCTGCAGAAATGGGGCCGTATATTGGCACCGTGGTCAACAATGTAGACACTACTCGTAGCGGTCGATTGCAAGTGTATATTGATCAATTTGGTGCCACCAATAAAGATGGTACACCAAATCTTGGCGATCCTAGTTTATGGCGCACAGTAAGTTATTGTCCGCCTTTTTATGGAGCAACAGCACCGCTAGGGACCAGTGCAGGAGTAGGCACATACCCAGGTAACAGCAACAGTTACGGCATGTGGTTTACTCCTCCTGATATTGGAGTCCAGGTATTGTGTTTCTTTGTCGGAGGAGATCCTACCAAAGGATTCTATGTGGGCTGTATACCTGTAAACGGAATTAATCGCATGATTCCAGCCATAGGCGCAGTTGACACAAAAGAATATGCGTTGTCGAGTACGGCCAAATCATCAGGCCTATTCACAGATGCCAAACAGTTACCGGTAGTAGAGATCAATGAGTTAAACAAAGGCATCAATCAAAATCCCAAATTTTATGATCAGCAAAAACCAGTGCAAAGCGTTGTTGCTGGCACATTCTTACAACAAGGCCTAATCACTGACACGATTCGTGGCCCTATAAAAAGCAGTAGTCAACGAGAAAGCCCTAGTTCAGTTTATGGAATCAGCACTCCAGGAAAGCCGGTATATCAAGGCGGCTTAAAACCAGAAACCATTAAGAAACAGTTAGAAACAGGTGCAGTTAAACCGCAAGACATAGTGGTAATTGGTCGCATGGGCGGCCACACCTTGGTCATGGATGATGGTGACCTATCGGGCAAAGATACCCTGGTGCGTATACGTACGGCCAAAGGTCATCAGATAACCATGAGTGATGATGGCAATTGTTTTTATATTTGCCATGCCAACGGCCAGAGCTGGATTGAACTGGGACAAAATGGAACCATAGATCTTTACAGTACCAATTCAGTTAACGTAAGAACACAAGGCACTTTAAATTTACACGCCGACAAAGATATCAACATGTATGCCGGCGGAAGTATCAAAGCCAAAGCCAATACACAACTCAAATTGGAAGGTGTCATGGGCATTACTATGACAACTACCCAAGCAATATCCATGTATGGACAAACCAAAGTTGGCATACGAAGTGATGGTGCATTGGCCTTGCAAAGTAAAACCGGTAGTTGGAACGGCGGAGGAAGTTTAAATTTCAAAGCATCAGTTATCAACTTGAATGGTGGATCTGCCGCAGCAGTTACTCCAGTCAAGTCAATGACTGGATTTAAACTGGCCGATACCAGATGGGTGGCCAACAAAGGTTGGACATCTGAACCCGGAACATTGTCAACTATTGTTACCAGAGCTCCTACACATGAACCATTCAAAGGACACAACAGTGGAGTCGATGTTACTACCAACTTGAATGATCCAGCGGCAACAGCAGTTGCCTCGGCTACCTCTACCAGCAATGTTGTTGTTCCTAAAGTAGGAAGCAATCTTGAATTGGCTCAAATTTCGTTCAACAGAATGGCAGCAAGGCCAGTAACAGCACCTGTTACTAAAGCAGGATTCCTTGAAACAACTTCAGCAACAGCAACCGTACCAGCGACCACAACATGACAACTATATTAACCACAGGACAAGTCACAGCACTTATCGCTCAGGCTAGAACAGCAGCCACCTATCCATCCACAGATGCAGTTGGAGAATTATTACCCGACTGGTATATTGCCAGTAATGGAGAAGCGGTATATGCCGGTGACGAAATATCCACTAGAGGAATAGGGCTATACGGACAAACTCCGGCCAACTTGGTCCTGGTTGGCCTGTTAAAACCCGCGGCTTTGAATCTTATAATGGATCCTGCTATGACTTTTGCTGTGCTAAACTCTCCAGCAGCTTGGACTGGATCATACAGTATCAATAGTCTAGCTGACTATTTAGATTCACCTATACTACAAGGACAAGTTCAGGTGGCATTATATGATGGAGCATATCAAGGACTGATTGATTACGAAGTAATCACTGGCAACGAAGCCGCCAGGTATATTGCCGCCTTCCTACAACCCGCAGTCAGGTACGGTGTTGATGCCGTAGTTGAATATATTCAAGGCACAGCAGATTCTACTTTATCGTCGGCTATAGAAATTGCCGGACGACAAGGAATTTATGCCATTGATTTTGTTGACACCTACGGCGCTGAATTAATGTTGGCACCTGCGGCACCAAGTTCTGACAACACAGTAATTAGAACGCAAATTGACGAAGCTGTTGCATATACCATTGACAATCCCAAAATACCCACACTGGAATATGCCAACGTTGCGGCCATAGAAGCTGACATTGCGGCATCAGTCAAAGCAGCCGAGCTGATAGCCACGGTTGGAAACGTGATTATACCTATTCCGCCGAGCAACAATGATGATGGTACTTTCCGTTTTTCACGCGGATCAAGACAGGGTTAAATACTAGACTATGCCAACCTTTATTGGATTTAACACTCAAGATCAGTATAAAAAGTTTACATTATTAGATGAAGCTTTGGTCAAACGTGACTTGTTAAATGGCCTAAACATTAGACAAGGGCAACTGCCGGGACGTCCACAGTTTGGCACCACATTGTGGGATAATCTATTTGAAAATCAATCACCTGCGTTGGTCACTGCTATAGAAAATGAAATTCAACGGGTCGCTGGACTTGATCCACGTATACAGATATCAGAAGTCCAGGTTTTCCCACAGGAAAACGGAATACTAATACAGGTGCAATTGGCCATAGTTCCCAACACCACTGCACAACAATTGAGTATATTTTTTAATCAACAACAACGCCGCGCTAGTTATGTTTAACTGAGCCGTTTTTGATTTCCATAAATACAAGAACACAGGATCATTATGGCATCTACTACAAGACAAACAGTAATTTTTGGCGTTGAAGATTGGAAAAGAATCTACCAAACGTACCAAGAGGCTGACTTTCAAAGTTACGATTTTGAAACCTTACGCAAAAGTTTTGTAGATTATCTGCGCTTATACTACCCAGAAACGTTCAATGACTATATTGAAAGTTCAGAATTTATTGCGTTGTTAGACGTTATGGCCTTTATGGGTCAAAGTTTAGCATTCCGTACCGATTTAAACACACGTGAAAACTATATTGACAGCGCCGAGCGTAGAGACAGTGTGGTCAGACTGGCCAATTTGGTCAGCTATACTCCCAAACGCAATATAGAAGCATCTGGCTATCTCAAAGTATTTTCAGTATCTACCACAGAAGACGTTACTGATATCAATGGCATTGATTTAGCCAACGTAACAGTCAACTGGGCAGACCCTACAAACTTTTCGTGGCAAGAACAATTCACGGCAATTATAAATGCTGCATTAATTGACGCACAACGAGTAGGCGTTCCTGGAGCACGAGCAACAATTCTTGGTGTTGACACCGCAGAGTATAGTATTAATCTTGTGCCAGGCTATTTGCCAGTGGTACCATATACAGCCACAGTGGATGGTATTAACATGCCATTTGAAGCAGTTACTTCTACAATCATTGGGCAAAATTATGTATATGAGCCTAGCCCTAAACCCAGTGGACGATTCAACATATTATTCCGCAATGATCAATTGGGATTTGCCAGCGCCAACACTGGATACTTTTTCTTGTTCAAGCAAGGTACACTACAAAATCAAGATTTTAATTTGGCTGACCGTGTAAGCAACCGCTCTGTAGATATCAATATTGAAGGTGTCAACAACACCGATGTTTGGTTATATCAATTAGACAACGTGGGTAGTATTGCCACTGAATGGACCTATGTGCCCAGTGTCTATGGTGCAGCAGCTGAGCAAACAGCTCCTGGCAGTCGTCCCTTGTTTAGTGTGACCAGCAGAACCAACGATCAAATAACTTTGACATTTGGTGATGGAGTGTTCAGTGATATTCCAGTAGGAACATTCCGTAACTATGTCCGTGCATCAAATGGATTGCAATACATTATTAATCCACAAGAAATGCAAAGTATAGCTATACCTATCAGCTATGTGAGTCGCACTGGACAATTACAAACATTGACATTTACCTGCGGTATTACTACACCAGTATCAAATGCACAACCTCGTGAAACTCTTGCACAGATTAAAAATAATGCTCCTGCTAGATACTACACACAGAATCGTATGGTCAACGGCGAAGATTACAACAACTTTCCGCACACAGCCTACAATTCAATTTTAAAAAGCAAAGCACTGAATCGTTCAAGTATTGGAGTCAGTCGTTATCTTGATCTAGTAGACAACACTGGAAAATATTCCAGCACCAACACTTTCAGCAGTGACGGCGCCTTGTATCAAAATTACAGCTTGCCAACTTTTCAATTCATCACACAGACCAGCAATGAAACCAATAGCGTTATTTTAAACGAAGTGCAACCTTTGTTGGCCAAAAGCCAAGCACAACAGTTTTATTATGCCAAATACCCAAGAGCAGAATTAACATCGTTGTCTATAAGCTGGCATCTTAGCACAAGTCAAGCTGGCAGTAGCACTGGTTATTTTGTAAACAGTTTAGGAAACCCGGTGCCAATCAACGGTACCACATCATCTAATGCCAGATATATCACTGTGGGCAGTCTTGTAAAATTTGCCGCACCGGCTGGTTATTACTTTGACGCCAACAATCGATTAAAAGTCGGTACGCCAACCTTAGCAGATGAAAAACTTACTATTTGGTCTAGTCCTTTGGAAATATATCTTGATGGAACCAATCAGGGGCAAGGTAATCTTCCTAGTGGTCTTGGTCCTGTTGTTTTAAACGACTATATACCTACCGGTGCAGTAGCCGTTCAAGTCATACCTATTTTTGTTAAAGAAATACCCAATAGTTTACAAACCAGCATGGCTGAACAAATTGCTCTGAAAAGAAATTTTGGTTTAGGTTACGACAGCTTAGGAACTCTTGCAGTTACAAATTTTACTGCTGGTACATGGTATCTAATAACCACAACAAATCTAAATGTTGATGCGCCTTGGAGCCAGGCCTATGCCGGCAACACAACCGGTGCAGGATTAGATGCAAGTTGGTTTGTTGAATTTGTGTTCAACAGCGGATTCTACACTGTGAGTTTCCGTGCTCTCGATTATTACTTTGGAAGTGTAATACAAACCAGATTCTTCTTCAGCGGAGATCAGCTGGTATATGACAGCAGAACTGGAACAACCATCAGCGACTTTATAAATGTATTGAAAACCAATAGTCAACCCACGTCGGCTGCACCACTAGGGTCAGACATTATAACCAAAATTGTAGGACAACCTATACAAATCGATGGCTTGGTAGATGATTATCAAGTGTTGGTTTCTTTCTCTGACAGAAACAACGACGGCGTACCAGACAATCCAGACTTTTTCTCTGAAATTATTGGCCCTATACCTAACCCTGCATCAGCGGCTAGTCCGTGGGTATTTTTAAAACGTATTGTGGATTTTGACAATCTGCAAAGATATGTATTAATTGATTCAGGCATAGTCAACAGTCAGTATGCCACGGAAAATGATGTTTTAGTAGTCATGGCCGAATATACTCCAGGTCAAGTGTTTTATACCTATACCGATCAAGTATTTTATGTGTTGGTGGCCGATGTCGCAACAGGCGTTCGTTCGTTGGTAGCAACTGATGAATACATTGCTCAGACTGGCCGCCAGAATTTATTTTTCCAATACAGACACAATAGTCCATTGACCAACAGAATTGATCCTGGTACTACCAACATCATTGATGTATATGTGGTTACCAATGAATACTACGTAGCCTATACAAATTATGTTCAGGATACAACAGGAACAGTTCTAGAGCCTCAACCGCCAACTCTTGATTATCTAAACACGGCCTATGCTGGACTGAACAATTACAAAATGTTGTCTGATACTATGATCATGAACAGTGTTGAATTCCAACCCTTGTTTGGTGCCAAAGCCCTGCCAGAACTTCAAGCAACCATTAAAGTTATTCGCGCTGCGCAGAGTGTGGCCAGCACTAGCGAAATTCAAAATTTAGTAGTGCAATATCTCAATCAATATTTTAGTCTGGATCTGTGGGACTTTGGCGACACCTTCTACTTCTCAGAACTGTCGGGCTTCTTGCATGACAAGTTGGCCGGAATCGTCAGTAGCGTAGTTTTGGTTCCTCTCAATCAAAATAAGTATTTTGGAAGCCTATACGAAATTCGTTGTGCCCCTAATCAGATATTTGTAAACGGAGCCACTGTGCAAAATGTCGAAGTAATTACTGCCTTAACTAGTACGAATATACGAACTGCTCCAGGCAGTGGAGTAATTTAATGGCTCGCACTAGATCAGTAGATTTCTTACCAGAAATCTTTCAGACCTCTACCAATAGACAAGTATTGTCTGCAACTTTGGATCAGTTGATTCAAGAACCTCAGCTGAAAAAAATACAAGGATTTGTAGGACGCAGAGTTGGTCCTGGAGTGATTCCAGGAGATTACTACGTTACAGAACCAACAGCAACTAGAACCAACTATCAACTTGAACCGGGTGTAGTTCAAATTGATCCAATTGATAGTAAGAAAGTCGTCGATGCTATAACATATCCTGGCATAACAGATGCGTTAAACCTGCAAGGGGCTATTACTCAGAATGCCGATCAACTTTATACCAGCGAATACTATGCCTGGGATCCGTTTGTAGATTTTGACAAGTATGTCAATTACGCACAATATTACTGGTTGCCCGGAGGACCAAATGCAGTGGATGTGTTCACTGGAGCAAAGCCGCTCACTGACAATTTTGTAGTTACCAGAGCCAATGGCGCTTATACATTCACAGGAGAAACTGGAGAGAATCCTACTTTGACCTTGGTGCGTGGCGGGAGTTATACATTCCAAGTAGCACAGAACGAAGCAAACAGTGTTAATTTTCGTGTTTCAAATCAAGGTACCAGTGCTTGGGTAATTGACTATGTAAACAATCCTACTTTGACCTTGGTGCGTGGTAATACCTATACATTTACCTTGGTATCTACACCAGCATTGCCTTTTTATATTAAAACACAACAAACATTGGGCATTAACAATTTGTTCACCGAAGGTGTTACCAACAATGGCGCTGCCACAGGAACAATAACTTTTGTTGTGCCGCAAAATGCTCCAGATACCCTATACTACAATAATCCTACCCAGATGAACATGCAAGGTGTGTTTACTATTGTAGATGCTACGCCCGGCACAGGCCCTAATTTTTGGATTCAAACCAGCCCTGGAGTAAACGGTCGCATACCTGCCACGCCTAACATTAGCAGTCGATTAGGCCCAGTCAATGGTGTAACCAACAACGGAATTGACCTTGGCACAATAACTTTTGACGTTCCGTCAAAGGATGCACAGGATTTTTACTATAGTCTTCCTTATATTGATACCAATGGTGGAAAAGTAAATCTTATAACTGATTTGCAGTTTGATCAACTTAACAATGTGTTTGTTGATCAGTTTTTGGCCGAATACCCCAACGGTATCGACGGCATTACAAATTTACAAGGTCGCACAATTGTATTTACAGAACCCAATACAGATCCTTCAGCTGGCGGCTGGTTAGTTAAATCACAATTTGATCCACTGGTTAGAACAGCGCCGCCTGAAGATCCGGTGTTAGCAGGCTCTGGCTCGTTTGACAGTTTACCATTTGATCAAACTACACCAATTGCAGAAGTGGCAATTCAGCGCAGTGTTTGGCAAATACAGTATGTAACTGCTCCCGGCGGTGGTCAGTATATGCAGTTGACCAGCATATATGATATACCAGACCTGTATAAATTCAACATTCAATTTGGCGCTGTATACGCCAATACCAGTTGGTACAAAGATGAAGATGGCGCTTTCCAACAAATTCCTTTATTGGCTGCAATAAGAGACAGACTATACTATCAAGACGGTGTCGATCCCGGCATCTTTGGAGAAATAAATGTCATTGATCAAAGCGCCTCCAAATCATTGGACATTGCCGATATACTTGGCAAGAAAACATATACCAGTCCAAACGGAGTAGTGTTTACCAATGGACTTAAAGTTCAATTCATTGGATCAGTTGTTCCTGCCACCTATCAAGGTAATAGCTATTATGTTGAAGGTGTAGGAACAGCTATACAGTTGTTGCCAGTTACTGATTATGTAACACCCGAAACCTACACACAAAGTAGTTCAGTGCCATACGACAGCACCCTCTATGATTTTGGCAACTATGATGCCAGCTTGAATCAACCGGGCCAGCCAGACTACTTGACCATCAATCGATCCAGTCTAGACTTGAACCCGTGGACACGAAGTAACCGTTGGTTCCATATCAGTGTAATTGAACAAACTGCAACTTATAACAACGCCATACTGGTTATAGACAATGCGCTACGAGCTCGCCGGCCCATATTAGAATTTCGAGGTGGTACTCGATTAATTGACTTTGGCACCAAAGGTAAACAACCTATAGATATCATTGACCTTTCAAATACAGATGCATTCAGCACAGTTAACGGATCAACCGGTTATGGTATTGATGGCTATAATTTAATAAATGGTAGTCGCGTTGTATTTGCTGCTGACCTTGATCCAGATGTGCGTGATAAAATTTATGTGGTAGAATTTATCACACCTGACACTGTGCCTCCGTTGATAGCTGAACCGGTGATTAATTTAGTACCAGCACCAGATGCTGACGTAGTGATTGATAATACAGTAGTGTGTCTCAGCGGAATTACACTGCAAGGCGTAAGTTTTTGGTTTGACGGAGTTGCATGGATACGCAGTCAACAAAAAACTTCAGCTAATCAAGCTCCGCTGTTTGACGTATACGATGCCAATGGTGTGAGTTTTTCTGATCCTGTGGTATATCCTAGTAGCGATTTCCGCGGATCTAAATTATTTTCTTATGCTCTGTCTGATAATGGCAAAGATCCTGTATTAGGATTTGCTATCAAGTATTTGAGTTTGTCAAACATTGGCGACATAGTATTTGACAATAACTTATATACCGACACTTTTAATTACACTATCGACAGCGTAGGGTATACTGAAAATATCAGTTTGGGTTTTGTTCGACAGTATCAAGATCGAGTCACCTACCAGCGCGAGTTAGGATGGCAAACAGCCGTAGTTCCAAGCCGCGCAAGACAACAATTTCAGTTTAGCTATGATGGACGTCCGTTGCAACTTGATGTGGCTGTATTACCTGACACTGTAATTCCAAACGTTCAATTGTATGTAAGCAGTGAATTCCAAGAATCTTACAAATATTCAGTGGCAACTACAACCAACAGCACAACAATAACCTGGACGGATGCAACCTACAACAATGGCACAGCATTTGCATTGGGTGATATTGTCGAAGTTCTTGTGTTAAGTGATCAAGCCAGTAAGGTAGCGTTCTATCAAGTTCCTATTAACCTTGAAAACAATCCGCTCAACGTTAATAGTCCATACTTTACAGTAGGTACTGCCAGAACACACTACGAATCAATCTGTGAAAATCTATTAGGATTGGTTGGCCCAATCAACGGTAATAATAATACTCGAGACCTAGGCAATATTATTCCTTACGGCACTAACATTATACAAAACAGTGCGCCAATGACCCTGGCTGGTTATTTCCTGCGATCAAAACAATATAATATTTTTGATTCGTTGGCTTATAGCAGTAGAGAATATGAACAATATAAAGCACAATTGTTGAACGCAGTAGTAACCACAGATTATACAAATTATACAATTCCAGACATGTTGACTGCTGTTGTTACACAATTGGTAGCAGGGCGCACACAAACAAATCCGTTCTATTGGACAGATATGTTGCCGGCCAATCCAGTCTATACTACCACAACAACAACGTATTCGCAAATTTCAACGCCAACATTTAATCTTAATACCACTTACAATTTTACCAGTTCAAACTATCAAAGCGTGTTGGTGTATGTAAATGACGTTCTTTTACAATTTGGTTACGATTACGTTGTCAGCACCGATGCTCCTACATTAACTATAACTGTACCGCTGTCGGTAGGCGATGTAATCGTTATTCAAGAGTATGCTACAACTTATGGAACGTTTGTTCCTAATACTCCTACCAAGTTGGGATTGTATCCTGCATTCCAGCCTAAAATATATTACGACACAACTTACGTTAGCCCTGCCTGGGTAATTCAAGGACACGATGGAAGTCTGACGTTGGCATTTGGAGACTTCAGAGATCAGTTGTTGTTGGAATTTGAAACTAGAATTTTTAACAACTTAAAAATTAAATCTGAAGTTCCGTTGACACTAACTGACGTCACACCTGGACAATTTAGATCAACTGGATACAGCCTGTCAGAAATCAATCAAATACTGGCCTCTAGTTTCTTAAGTTGGCTGGGGTGGAACAAGCTGACCTACTCTGAACAAACCTATAACGCTTCAAATCAATTTACGTGGAATTACAGTGCTGCTGGCAACAGACTCACTGGATCAACCACAGATAGTGAATCACCTTTACCGGTTGGTGCATGGCGCGGCATTTATCAATATTTTTATGACACGCCAACTCCACAAAGCACACCATGGGAAATGCTGGGATTCAGCCAAGAGCCTACTTGGTGGACCGACATCTATGGACCTGCTCCGTACACCTCCGGTAACTTGATTTTGTGGAATGACTTGGCCGCAGGCAAAGTAGCAGATCCTGCCGGCACATATTACCTACCCAAGTATGCTCGCCCAGGATTAGACCAGGTAATTCCTGTAGACAGCGAAGGTCAGTTATTAAGTCCATTTTTCAGTGTAGTAGGATTATATGATTCTAGCCAATGGCAAAAGAGCTGGGTGTTTGGCGACGAAGGTCCAGTTGAATACAGCTGGCGTACCAGTTCGTCATTTCCGTTTGCAGTTATGCGCCTGTTGGCACTTACACGCCCGGCCAAGTTCTTTAGCCTATTTGCTGATAGAGATCTTTACAAGTATGATGCAGACCTTGAGCAATTCTTATACAACCAGCGTTATAGACTAGATGCCAACGGTGTGGAAATATACGGCAACGGTGTTAGTAAAGCCAGCTACATTGACTGGATTGTTGACTACAATCGTCAATTAGGAGTCAACTCAACAGACAAATTAACAACAGACTTGTCTTTGCTTGATGTGAGACTGTGTTACAGAATGGGCACGTTTACAGACAAACAGTATCTTGAAATTATTGCAGAAACTGCCAGTCCAGACAGCACAAACAGTAGTCTATTGATACCGGACAACAGTTATAACTTATTGGTATACAAAAATCAACCATTTAATCAAACTTTGTATAGTGCAGTTGTTGTTCAGGTGGTTGATGGCGGCTGGTCAGTCACTGGCTATAGTTTGACCAATCCATATTTTGAAATATTGGCCAGCCGTACCGGAGGACCAACACGAGTTATCACAGCTGGCGGCACCAAGGTCACTGTGCCAACGACCTACACTCAGGATATTGTGCAAGTTCCATACGGATATGTGTTTACCAATCAAACTGTTGTGGCTGATTTCTTGTTGAGCTATGGAGCTTTGTTAGAAAGTCAAGGCTTGGTGTTCGATGCCAGAGAGAACGGTAAAACTTTGGACTGGAATCAAATGGTCCAGGAATACCTGTATTGGGCCAACCAAGGCTGGATGACCGGCAGTGTAATCAGTCTGAATCCCACAGCTCAAGAATTAACATTGGTTACTCCCGAAGCAGTGATTGATTCAATTGTTACACAGACTCCAGAAAATTTAATTCTAGATCAAAATAGAACTACGATTCCTGCTGCACAGTTGGTAATAGATCGTTACGAGAACACATTTAAAGTAACCAGTTTAAACGAACAAACTATAAGTTATATTGCCCTACGACAAACCAATTACGAAAGTCTAGTTATTTTAGACAATGTCAGTGTGTTTGGCGACCTACTATATGATCCAGCTACAGGTGCAAGACAAAGTCGTGTCACAGTTATAGCGACGGTTGCTGCCGAATGGAACGGACAGTTAGACGCACAAGGATTTATAAACAACAATACACAAACAGTAAAAGAATGGCAACCTTTGCAGAAATACACCAAAGGTGAAATTGTCATTTATAAAAATAATTATTGGCAAGCACTTGACATTGTTCAACCTTCAACACAATGGAATCAAGCTCTTTGGTCACAAAGTAATTACACTCGAATACAAAGCGGCCTGTTACAAAATATTCCAATGTTGGCCAACCAATTGGCCAACAGTTACGATGTTAACCAATCTAATCTACAACTTGAGCAAGATTTATTTGCTTTTGGATTAATTGGATTCAGACCACGTCAATATATGGTTGACTTGAATCTGGGCAGCATAAGTCAAGTTAATCTTTATCAACAATTAATTCAAGACAAAGGTACACTCAACAGTGTGCGCTTGTTGACCAATACTAATCTCAATAAAGAAACTGCACAGTACCAAATATATGAAAACTGGGGAATCCAGCGTGGCATATACGGTGCCAATGCCAATCGTCAATTCGTTGAAATGCGACTCAACGAAGCATTGTTAACAGCAAATCCCGGAACAGTGCAAATTATTGCGCCTCAAGAAACTAGTGTAGCTGATCAGTCTATATTGTATCAAGACTTGTGGAGAGAAAGTTATAATGTAACTAGCCCAGATATTTTTCCAACTGCTGTTATGCCCGTTGCGGATTCTGCGCTGCCCAGTGCAGGTTATGTAAATTTACAAGACGTAGACATAACAGTATTTGACCTTGACGGTCAGCTTGGACTAGCCACAGGAGTATTAAACACCATCGGAATTGGAACTACTGTGTGGGCGGCAAAAAGCAATGCCTACGATTGGAATGTTTATAGATGCACCGAAGTGCCAGGTTATATCAGCTCAGCTACACCCAATCTCAATGGCACTACAATTGTAACATTTACTAGACCACCTGGATTGGTAGTAGGTGACATACTCATAATTAGATTTTTAGATGCAACAGTCAATGGTGTATATCGTGTGATAGCACTACCAGGATTGACGTCGGTTGCGATAGCATTGACCATAACAAATCCTGTAACTGGTGCTGGCCTAGCATTTAGCCTACAGACCATGCGTGTGAGTCAGGCCAGTGATGTATTAAATCTTCCTTATACCAATTCGTTGATACCAGGTGCTAAGGTTTGGGTTGACGACAACGGTTCTGGGCTTTGGGAAGTGTTAGAAAAAACTGATCCTTTCATTGATGCCGGAGCCATAACACCAACGGTTCCTGTGGCCGGGTCAAGATATGGTAGTTCTATTACACAAGGGTATCAAAATATTGTTGCTATGATAGGAGCTCCGGCAGGTGGCGACGATGGCACTGGCACAATCTATACCTATGTCAAAGATGTCAACGACAACTATTCTGAAAATTCTATACTAACATTAAATGCCGCCAACACACTTGGCTATGGTAATGCAATACAGATAGGATACCAAAATTGGGCCATAGCTGGCGCCAGCGCAAGTAGAAATAATCAAGGTTATGCAATTGCAATTTATCGTGCCACTGGTAGCACAACATTTGAAGAACGTCAATTATTAATATCGCCTGATGGTGATTATACCAATGCTGAATTTGGTTACAGCGTTGCAATAAGTCAAGACGAGCAATGGATGTATGTGTCGGCTCCGGGACAAAATAAAGTTTATCCTTATGGGCGTGTAACTATACCTAGACAAACAGTGCAGTTTGTTACTCCGGGCGTTTATCAAGTTTATAACGTGGGTGGCATAATTGAATTTGATAACGAATTACAGTTGGCAGTGGTATTGAACAATGAACTTTTAACCATTGGCGTTGATTATACTGTAGGCGGTACTGTGATTAATTTGGCCGGAATTCCAGTAGCAGGCGAAAAATTAATAGTAACTCGTAAAGTTGAACAAGATTACATTGGTGACGGTTCTGAAACTATGTTTGACCTAGGGCCATATCTATACACAGCCGATAATATCTATAGTTTTGTTGTGTATGTTGATGATGTGATACAAGTTCCTGACATTGATTATACATTCTCTACCGCAGGTGATAGCCCAATAACATTTACAACCGCTCCGGGTGTCGATAGCGCAATTAAAGTAATATCCGGAACTTATTGGCAACCAATGGACGCTATTGAAGGTCCTGCCAACTCAAGATTTGGTTCTAGCATTCATACTACAACTGACGGTCGCCAAATCGTCATTGGTGCCAGCGCCGACGAATCAGACGCAGGAGTAAATTCTGGAGCCGTGTATGTGTTTGATCGTAGCGTAACACGTTATATCATAAGCAACACTTCTCAACTGACTTATGCTCTGCCTAGTGGTTACCAAGATCCGGTTGCAGTAGTTTTAAACAACACATACTTGACCAACACTGCTCAATATATCAATGGGCAATTCACAGTAACCGGCGGCAACGTGGTATTAGACGTTACATTAAATGTAGGCGATGTGTTAGAGATTGAAAGTAACATCTTTACTCAAGTCCAAAAGATAGTGCCAGACACACCTTATGATGAATCTGCGTTTGGTGCCGCAGTCGATGTTTGCCCAAATAACTGTAGCATCTATACAGGTGCTCCTGTGGACGGAACAGTGTTATTGGCCGCCGGTTCGGTGCAACGAAATGTTAATCAGGCCCGTGTATACGGAACAATAACATCTACCAATGCTAACCCTTTGTTGACTGCTGGCAATACCATACGTATTAACAACATGCCAGTGGCAGTTCCTAGTAGTCCAAACAACACAGTTACTGGTTTAGCACAAGCCATTGTTGCAGCCGCCATACCTAATGTCACAGCCTCTGTGGCCAATGGACGGTTGACTATTAACATAGTCAACGTTGAGGCCGCTGACGCATACAACAGATTGACAGTATGGCCTGGCATAAGTGGTACAGCGTTTGATGACCTTGGGTTTGACTCGTACTCCTACACTCAAACTATAACTAGTCCAAATCCTACTGCTGGTGCAAACTTTGGTTCTGCTGTAAACATCGATACCACAGCATTAACATTAGTAGTTGGTGCACCACGTGGTGACTTGTACGAAGCTGTATTTTTTGACAACGGCACTACGTATTTTGATGACCGTAGCACAACTTTTCATAACGAAGTTCTAGAAAGTGGTGTAGTATATACATTTGATTACTTGCCTAGTGCCACTGACTCGGTTACAAATCCTGGAAACTTTGTGTTTGGTCAGCAAGTATACGATCGTCTAACAAATCCTGTAGACCAATGGGGTACCGCAGTTAATTATACCACTGGCAAATTGCTGATAGGAAGTCCAACCGGTGCAGACAATTATGGACGAGTTGGACAATTTGTTAACCTAGATCGACTGCCTGCATGGAAAGTATTGCGACAACAACAACCGGTAGTCGACGTTGCATTGTTAAACAGCGTATACATGTATAACAAATTACAAAGTCAAGAAACTTATTTCTTTGATTTTATTGACCCGTTGCAGGGCAAAATATTAGGAGCGGCCAGACAAAATATTAATTTTATTGGTCCAGTAAATCCAGCACAGTATAATACAGGTACGATCAATAACATCGGTAACTTCTGGGGATCAGAGCGTGTGGGAGAAATTTGGTGGGACACAACAAATGCCAGATTTATTGACCCAAATCAAGATGACATTGTGTATGCTAGCCGTCGCTGGGGACAGTTATTTCCATCCAGCACAGTAGATGTCTATCAATGGGTTGCCAGCTCAACACCTCCGGTCAGTTACACTGGTGAAGGAACGCCATTGAGCACTACTAGTTATTCAGTGAGAGCTCACTTAACCACAACAGGCACATTTGAAACGGTTTACTATTTCTGGGTTTCTGGAATTACAACTATTGCTGTCAATGAAGGCAAAACTCTCAGCACCACTGGCATTGCCAGATACATTGAAGAACCACGCAGCAGTGGCATACCTTATATTGCCGCACTTGATGCCAGCACGGTAGCAATTTACAATGGGGCGCAGTATCTTTCAGCTTTTGACACTATACTACACGTGGATTTTTCACAAGAATTGTCTGACGCAAATATTCATACCGAGTTTCAACTGATTGCTGATGGAAATCCAACAAGTTTTCTTGCTGATAACCTTTATCAAAAGTTACAAGACAGTTTCTGCGGATACAATCAAAATGGTGCTCAGGTCCCAGATCCGTTTTTGAGTCCTCCTGAACAGTACGGAGTGGCATTTAGTCCGCGTCAGAGCATGTTTGTTGACCGTTTGATGGCGTTAGAAAACTACCTAACTCGTACTAACGAAATACTAAAATATTTGCCTATTGTTGAACAACGTAGATTTATATTGCTAAATTCTAGCGAACCCGTTCCAGCTGCCGGCAGCGAAGAATACAATAAAGTGTTGGATAACATTGAACAATTAAGTTATCAAAATTTCTATCAAGTTCCGTTGGGATACAAATATCTAATTCTATCAGACAGCACTTACAACGGCGCCTGGACCATTTACGAAGTTGTATTGGCGTCTAATGCGCCTGCGGCTCCTAGAGTGCCGCAGTTGGTTAGAATTCAAAATTTCAATACAAAAAATTATTGGAATCATGTTGACTGGTATCAATTGGGTTACAATTCTTCGATAGTGCCAGTTACACAAGTTCCAAATTATTCTAGCCTCGTGACACTTGATGTAGCTGTAGGCAGCAGTGTCAAAGTTATAGCCAACGCACAAAACAAATGGGAAATTTATGTTAAAACCAACGTTGGTTGGGATCGTGTTGGATTACAAGATGGCACTATTGCTTTTGATAATACCTTATGGGATTATGCTGCAGGCCGTTATGGATTTGATGCCGAAGTGTTTGATGCTCAATACTATGATCAAGAACCAGTGATTGAAACACGCAATATTATACAAGCAATCAACAATGAACTGTTTATAAATGACTTGGCTATTTTCAAGAACCAACTGTTGATTTTGATGTTTAAGTTTATATTAACTGAGGAACAAGCACCAGACTGGCTGATGAAGACCAGCCTTATCAATGTCCGCCACGATATTAGATCGTTGTTGCCATTCCCAACATATCGCCGCGACAATCAAGATTTTGTGTCAGACTACCTGCAAGAAGTTAAACCATATCATGTGCAGGTCAAACAGTTTAACTTGGTATATAGTGGAAAAGACGAATACCCTGGGTTTGCCACAGACTTTGACAATCCAGCCTACTACGATACCACGTTAGAAATACCGCAGTTTGTTAGTCCAATTTTGTTGCCCTATACCAAGAGCACCGCGGTAGGAACTGGTCGAGCCAGCGACATTGCTGACACGCCGGCCAATGCAGAAATTTGGGCAACAACACCTTGGCAAGAATGGTACAATAACTATTTGTTGAGTTTGATATCAGTCAGTGTTACTGCAACAGGATCTGGATATGCAACAGAGCCAGAAGTTATTGTTGGAACCGAGTGGACAGCTGATACAGCATACACAATAGGCCAGCAGGTATTCTACGGATCCAATTTATATTCAGTTACAGTGGCCGGAACTTCTGCAGATGTTCCACCTGATTTTACCACAGGTAGCCAACTGGTTGGAACAGCTACATTGACCTATGTCGGAACTCCGGCTACCGCAGTAGCAGTCATTAATTCTCAGTTGCAAGTGATAGCAGTCAATATTGTCAACGATGGTTCTGGTTATACTACAACTCCAGTGATAACATTTGTAAGTGATACGGGCACAGGCGCACAAGCACGAGCCGACATGGGCAATCCGTTGGTGCGCGAATTTAACATGACTATCAAGTATGACCGTTATGAATACAAGAGTACCATTACTGACTGGAGTTATTTGGTAGCTACTTATCCTGCTGACACACAAGTTCGATTTGCAGACACTGTTTGGCAAGCAATTGACACAGTGACCAACACACCGATTGTGCCAGATTCAATTGGAACCGCCGGAGAATACACATTGACTGTGACATCGGTTACCGGGTTGACCACAGGCATGATAGTAACTGGTCTTGCAATCCCAGCAGACACCACAGTTACTGAAATTAACGAGGTTGACAATATTGTAACAATTAGTCGTGCATTATTACAGTCAATCAATCTAGAACCCACAAGTTTCTATTATCCATTTATCATTGAAGAATGGAATAGAGTTCCGGCCAGCACACTGAGTGGTATTAACCGAACACAAGGTTTTTATTTGCCAACAGTTGACCAACCAGGTCGTAGCTTGCCATTGCTAATAGATGGATTAAACTACCCAGGAGTTCAGGTACACGCATTAGACTTTTCATACAACACTGGATTTGATGTAGGTAATTATGATGTCAATCCGTTTGACAATATTAGTATTAGCCCAGAAGGTTTCCCAACCTATGATCCTGCGTTGTTGGACGCCAACTATTCCAGTTCGTTTGACGACTTGTTCTTGGGAACTAGACCAGCTGACATCAACGTTAACGGTGGCGGATACATAGATGTATTCAGCAGTTATGCACCAGAAGAACTGGTTCCTGGTAGCGAGTTTGACACGTTGGATTTCCGTGTATACACTGCTCCTGGATTTGACAACACTGGACTTGGACATGGATTCCCTGCAGCATCACGTAGATATGTGTATGATCCAGAAAATCCTGTGTTAAGTTTTGATGGACTGCTAGACTACCCATTTGTAGTTGTGGTGTTTAATGCCACACTGGGCCTGTCAATATTGGCAGAAGAATACAACTGGACCGACTACACAGTCACAGTAGGACTGACCGAAACTGCTGGTGATATTATAGATGTGTATGTGACCGGCGTTGGCGGCGGCAACCAACTTTACCTTAACACCTATAATCAGGATGTGCTTGACGAAATAACTGTGCCATTTGCAGTGCCAAGTGCTTACAATATTTCCACAACATACACCTGGGGCGATGTGGTTACCTATGGCGGCGACTTTTATCAATCTACAACAAGTCCTAACGTTGGAAACCTTCCGGTTAATCTAGTTGGTTGGACATTGATATCAGGAGCTGCTATTGTTTATGAAATATTGATTTTCAACGGTGAAAATCAGTTATTTGAAGGAACCGACTATACTATTACCAGCAGTGCTGGATCAACTATTGTAACTTTTGACACAACATACGACATTACCAATCGCATCAATTTGGCTGTGCTTGGATATGCAGTCACAGGCACAACTCACAGTTGGAGTTTGCCGTTGGATCAAACCTTTACAGCAACTGGAACCAACACCATCGATTTGACCAACAGTATGCAAGGCACAAACCCAGTTAATCTTGTGGTGCTGGTCAATGGACAACGAATTAATCCACCACAAGGCAGTGAATTTGTAGGCGATGATGCCACAGTTACATACCAGCTACCTAATGGATATGGATATAATCCAGTAGATATGTCAGACAATGATGTATTTGTATATGTTGATAATTCTAAATTGGTGCAAGGCACTGACTATGTAGTTGACGCATGGGATAGCATGTCAGACTATAGAACTGTTACATTTACTACCGCTCCAGTTAACGGTGCTAAAATATTGTTGTCAGTAGCAACTGACAGTGTATATCGAGTTTATAACAATGCCTTGACTTTCTTGCCTGGTAGTGTACCATCAGAAGGCGCCAGCATTGATATAATATCTTGGAACGATACCTCCGAACAAAATCTGTTGACTGAAGTGTTTGTTGGACCTGGAGTAGATAACAACAACACATTTGATCTAGGACGAGAAATTGCCAACCCAGAACGCTTGCTAGTGACAGTCAATGGATACTGGCTGTTCAACGGACTTGACTATACATTAAGTGGTACAAATATAATCATTTCAGGCGCAATATTGGAGTCAACTGACGTGTTGGTAGTTACACTGGCCGCTAACAGAGTGGTGCCAAATCCAATTGCATTCCGCATATTCCAAGACATGCGTCAAGTTCAGGCAACCTATAGAATCACACCCAGCACAACTACCATATTGACTCAGCCGGTTGGCATTGCCGATGATGTAATCTATGTAGAAAATGCATCAGCACTAGGTGATCCAAATTTTGCCACGTCATACAACAACAATATTTCATATAACATTGGTGAAGTGGTCATATATGGCGATAATTTTTATCAGGCCATTGCATTTACCACTGGCAATTTGCCAACCAACACTGAATATTGGGAAGTAACTGACGGTGCCGCAAACATTTGGGGAATACTCACAATCAACGGCGAGCGTATCTTGTATCGCAATAGAGACACAGAGGCTAACACAGTTAGTGGACTGTTACGTGGCACAGCTGGAACAGCAATTTCAACTCATGAATTGGGCACCTATGTCTACAACATGGGACGTCAGAATCTAATGCCAGAAACTTGTCAAAATTACATAGTGTCTAACATAACTAATCCGTTGGTATCTGGTGTAAACTTGGGCGATGGTGTTACTACAGAATTTACTGCGGACATTGATATCAGTCAAGAACCCAGCGCCACACGTGATGAATCTGTTGAGGTATATGTAGGCGGCGCAAGAATACCAGACACAGACTACAGTATCACTGCTAATAATCCTGTAACTGTGGAATTTGATACAGCACCACCTGCTGGCGCAGAAGTAGCTATCTTGGTCAAACGTGCCCATACTTGGTACAATCTAGACACACCTGACTTACCACTCAGTGAAACCAACACTATTTGTGCAAGGTTTTTACAGGGTCAATAATTCAAGGTAAATAATATACATGGAAAAAAATGCCCAACAACCCGCACAAAACAAGCCTACAGCTACCAAGCCCAAACGGCCCAATGAAACTGGCGCTATTTCGGTCGAGGGGTTCGTGAAAATATTTGATCCTAAAACCAAAGAGACATTTGTGGAGAAGCGAGCATGATTCAACCAGGCCTGGCCAAAATTGAAGGTTTTGTCAAGATAACTGACCCTAACTCAGGCGAGATTCTTGTAGATAAAAAGAACGCAATTCATTATGAGAATATCAGTATTGCCATGGCCCAAACCCTGAGCAACCGAACTGGCGCCCAAGGCGGCGGCTGGATTTACGAAATGGCGTTTGGCAATGGTGGATCAAGTGTAGACCCAACTGGCGTTATTACATATTTGCCACCCAATATAACTGGTCAAAATGCAGACTTATACAACGAAACTTATGCCAAAGTTGTTGACGATAACAGTGCAGCAGATGTAGACCCAGCAAACAATTACATGACAGTAATTCACACCACTGGCATGCCCTATACAGATATTTTAGTGACCTGTTTGTTAGATTACGGCGAACCCGCCGGTCAACAGGCCTTTGACAATTCTACCAATTTTAACGGTGAATATGTATTTGATGAGCTAGGACTCAAAAGTTGGGCCGGTAGCTCAACTGATTTAATGCTGATTACTCATGTGATTTTTCATCCAGTGCAAAAGAGTTTAAATCGTCAGATTCAAATTGAATATACCTTACGTATACAGACGCTTACTAACCTGAGTGCCGCATAAATATGAGTATATTAAGGTCGCATAAATAAGAATAGGACGGAGTGAACAAGAATGTCATACACAATTAACTTAACAAATGGATCAGTATTAACCACCATTGCAGATGGTACCCTTAATACTACCGCTTGTAGCATGGCTTTGCCGGGCAAAAACTATGCCGGTTATGGTATATATTTAGATGACAATTTTGTCCATCTATTAGAAAACAGTTCCAACGGAACAGCACCATCAACACCACTGGTTGGACAGTTGTGGTGGAATTCTTCAATCAAAATAATGAGTGTGTGGAATGGCACAACTTGGAAAACAATCAGCTCAGCAACATCCAGTGCCACTGCACCTACTTCAAATGTTCAAGGCGACTTGTGGTATGATACTACAAATCAACAATTAAATGTTTATTCTGGCACAACTTGGATCTTGGTTGGCCCAGCGTTTACCAACGCACAAGGCACCACTGGTGCTATTCCAGCCACGGTAACAGATAACAGTGCTGTTGCACACACTATCCTACAACTTTATGTAGGCGGCGTTCTATTAGGTATTATGAGTAAGGATACTACAGCATTTACTCCTAGTCCTGCTATTGCTGGTTTTGCTACTATTAAACCTGGCCTACAACTCAGCACAGCCAGTGCGGCCTATGTATTCCAAGGCTCGATCACCAATGCTGATACACTAGGACCCAACGCTTTACCAGCTACCAGCTTCATGCGCTCTGACGCTGCTGCAACCACCACTGGTAAAATAACCACAACCAGCAATCAAGGTTTGGCACTGGGAGCCAATGGCGATCTTGCTATTTCGGTATCGGGATCAGACATAATCATTGTCAACAATGATACCAATGGTAATATTAGATTTGGTGCCAATGTTGCCGGAACGCCAACTACAGTGATGACAATCAACGGTAGCACTGGTGCTATTTCGGGCAATCAAATCAATGCCAACTACGCTGACGTTGCAGAACGTTTTGCGGCCGATACAGAACTAACAGCAGGCACAGTGGTTGAACTAGGTGGGTCAGCTGAAATTACTCAAGTTACCACAGATCTGAGTGAAAATGTGTTTGGCGTCATAAGTACGAAAGCTGCATATTTAATGAATAGCGGTGCAGGCAACGACAACACTCATCCTCCAGTTGCGATGACTGGACGAGTTCCGGTCAGAACCATTGGTCAAGTGCGTAAAGGCGATAGATTAGTAAGTGCAGGCAATGGATTGGCTCGATCAGCCAAGGCCGGAGAAGCTACTGCATTTAACGTAATTGGTCGTGCGCTCAAAGACAAAATGGACAATAGCGAAGGTGTAGTTGAAGCTATTGTAACAATTAAATAAATACAGAAGCAGGATTAAAATCACCCAGCAGGTATGTTTCGTACTTGCGTTGAAATTGATCAACTAATACAAAGGGAAATAAAATAAAATGACTTATTCAGTAGGTGGACTAATACAAGCAACAGACTACAACGGGTTTGTTAGCACAACAGCAGGCGGCAACATCAATGCTACATGGAATAGCACCTATGGGCAAACAGCATTGGCAACTGTATCCGCAGGCGCCACAGTGACAGCTACACAGTGGGCTTCATTAAACAACACATTGACCAGTCTTGGCAATCATCAGGCCACTACTCTTACAAGCCGTACCAGTCCTAGTGCTGGTAATACCATTGCTATTTTAAGTAATCTGGGCACAGATATTACTTCGTGCTACAACAATCGTTATTATGCTTATGCCAGCGGCTCACAATACACAGGTTGGACTGGCACTGCCAGTATTACTGGCGCGACCGGACACACCAATACTGCTTGGACTCTTACCTTTACTGATACCGTAACATTCCCTAACGCCACAGCAGCCACAAACTTCTGGGGCGGCGGTGGTTATATGAAAATCCAATTTAGTAAGACCAGCACCGGATCTGATGCTGATCCAGACTGGAACAATTTTATTGGCTCAGTATGCGGCACTGTGTATTTTACTAGCGATGCTTCAAGTAAGGTTATCGCCAACGTTACATATTTGGGTACCAAAGTTGTTGGCGGATCAGGTACACCAACCACATTGGCCACAGGCACCGGTTGGAACCAATTGACTGCCAGTCCAACTACCATTTACAAACAGTTTGATACTGGTTACACTTATACCGGCGATTATGTTCAGGTTAATGCAACAGCCACTTCGTCGACTGTATTGACGTTGACCACTACTTGGTTCTCCGCGGCTCGCGCCACGTCAGGCTCGAGTCGATGGATTTCGGGCGGAACTGCTACTTCTGGTATCAGTTTTGGCACAGCGCCAACCACGGTGGTCACATACTTCCCACCAGAATCAACATATTTGACCAACACTTGGGGCACACCTACTGTAGCCAGTACCGCATCCGGCCCAGGTTATTAATCGACAATTCAGTCTTACCAAAAGGGGCTTAGGCCCCTTTACCTTACCCGTTTTTTGTAGTATAATAAATCTATGGATACCAACGAACTTATCTCCCACAGCCGCACCCGTTTTGATCATCACCGAAACAAAATTGTTTTAAAAGAAAAATACCTGGCCAAAATGACCTTTGCCTATGGCGGAGGTATGTGGCGTGCCGGCCCAGAACTATTGGTGCTATTGGCTACCGTACCACCAGGTGATGCAGTGGTGTTAGATTTATACGAAACACCTGTTCGAATTAATCCAGAGGAACTACGCGGACTGGCCATGACACGTTGGCAAGAGCAAATGAATGCCTGGCTAGTAGAATACGAAGAACTAAACAAGAACAGATGACACAGGGCATTTTGTTATTCGCATTCAACAACGAGCAAATTGATTATTTGGCCATGGCCGCGTGGTCAGCTCGTAACATACGCAGACATTTGAATTTGCCGGTCTGTGTGGTTACTGATGCAGACATACCAGTTACCTATCAATTTGATCAAGTGGTGCGTGTAGACTTACCGCCTACAGACCAAACAAGATATTTTAAAGATTACAAAGGTGTCGGCGCATGGCACAATAAAAATCGATCCAATGCATACGAGTTGACGCCGTGGGACCATACTCTAGTGTTAGATGTTGATTTTGTAGTAGCGTCCAACCAATTAAAACAGTTGTTTGATATTGATCAAGATTTTCTTGCACACCGCTGGGCCTACGACGTTGCTGGATATCCAGCATTTCAGGACAACAACTGGTTTGGCACTTATCGAATGCCAATGAGCTGGGCAACTATCATGTGTTTTCGTCGTAGTAAACGAGCAGAATTAATTTTTAACAGTATGCAAATGATTCGCGACAACTGGCTACATTACCGACAACTATATCAAGTCAGTGAGCATACTTTCCGCAACGACTATGCCTTGAGCATAGCTATGAACATAGTAGATGGCCATACTCTTAGCACACCATCAATACCGTGGCGGTTAGCATCGGTTACTCCAGAAACCAAATTGACACAGCTTGACTCTGACACATACAAAATAGAATATGAATCAACTGACTCTAAACCAAAATGGATGTTGCTGACACAAGATTTCCATGCCATGGGTAAACAAGCACTAGGAGCAATAGTTGCCAATCCTTGCTGAACGCGGTTATCTTATACCGGCCATTGACACAGACACAGTAGACTATCTGGCCTGTGCTCAACAACTTGCCAGATCAATTAGACAGTGGCATCCAGACGCTAACATCTCTGTGATAACAGTTCGACGCTGTGATGATCCAGTGTTTGATCATGTTGTTCCGTTGCCGTATGGTGATCTTGGCGGCTTTGCCAATGATTGGCAATGCTTTGCTGCCAGTCCTTATAGACAAACTATTAAATTAGAAGCTGACATGTATGCCGCAACACCCATTGACCATTGGTGGACCTTGTTTGAAAATCGAGATGTAGTCATTAGTCAAGGTTGTAAAGATCTGTTTAACGAATCCAGCAACAACAGAACTTATCGCAGACTATTTGATGAAAATTTGTTACCTGACGTGTATAATGCTATTACATATTGGAGATTGAGTCTTGCCGCCAAAGAATTTTTTGAGCTGGTAAGAACAATATTTGAGAATTGGGACCAATATAAAACCATACTTAAATTTCCAGACGAAGTGGCCACAACCGATGTGGTATATGCCATGGCCGCGGCAATCATGGGCGTAGAAACAGTTACTTTACCGTCTGGACTGGGTCCACAGATTACACACATGAAACAAGGAATTATTCCAACGCTGACCAACGACTGGACTGAAGAATTAGTTTGGGAGAACATCAATCCCGGACTTAGAATACACACAGTGGCACAGTCAGGATTCGTTCATTATCACATCAAGGATTGGCGAGCATGAGTTCTGACCTAATTGATCAACTACAAAAACACTCGATGTGGCAACACATACATATACTTGCAGAAAAAGATGCTTACATAAAAGAGTTGTTAGATAAAATTGTTGTTTACTATAAGGTGAAATATGAGCAAAGACGAAGATAAAATCAAACACAGCAAGCGGTTACATGATGATGAAACCCACATCAAAAAGCAAGTCAACATAGCCAAAGCACACGGACTTACAAAAAACGATCCCATTGTGGCAGAACCACACAGACTGGCCAAGCATCATGCCATGGATTGTGGTAATCCAGAATGCTATCTTTGCGGCAATCCTCGCAAGACACACAAGGATAAGTTAACTATTCAAGAAAAACGCAACAATCAAAAGGGTGTAGATGAGTGAAATGACGCCTGAAGAGTTTTGGGAAATAGTCCATGCTCAACAACCAGCAATACACGGTACTCCAGAGTATAGATTATACCATGACGACGAAGGGTTTCCGTTATTTTACAGTATGGAGTCGTTGCCTGGTAATTACATAGTTGTAGATCAAGAAACATATCTCAATGGTCCCAAACACATTAGAGTGGTCAATGGCAAGATGGTAGTATACAAAACAATTTTTGCCAAAAAAATAGTGCCAGGCTCAACTGGTGTGGCCTGTGCTGTTGACGATGTTTGTATAGTTGTAGATGCGGATCAACCACATACCAAATGGCATTTAAAAAAACAGGAACTGGAAAATGAAACAAATTGACATAGCAGACTTGGACTGCATTTATTTGACCTACGATGAACCCGAGAAAGAAGAGTTCTGGGTTCGAATCCGCAACATGATTCCTTGGGCCAAACGAGTAGACGGTGTCAAAGGTTCGGACGCGGCACACAAGGCCGCCGCTGCTGCCAGTGACACTGAACGCTTCATCTTAATTGATGGCGACAACATGCCGGATGCAAAATTCTTTAATCTTACAATGACATTCCCTGACGGTGAATGGGAAAATGCTGTGTTTCGTTGGAGAGCCCGTAATCACATCAACGGCCTTATGTATGGCAATGGTGGACTAAGCAGCTGGACTAGAGCGTTTGTCAACAACATGAAAACACACGAAGCCACAAACGGTTCGGTTGAAACTGAAGTGGAGTTTTGTTTTGATCCGTTGTATTGGCCCATGTATGATTGTTATTCAACCACGTTCCCTAATGGATCAGCATTTCACGCTTGGCGTGCCGGTTTCCGTGAAGGAGTCAAGATGTGTTTGAATCGTGGCACTAGACCTACAGTGAGTGAATTTCGAGACCGTGTGCACCAGCGTAACTTAGATCACTTGACTATATGGCACAATGTTGGACGCGATGTTGAACACGGCATTTGGGCCATTGCTGGCAGCCGTATGGGCACTTATATGACCATGATTACTCCTACATGGGATCATCGTGTGGTGCAAGACTTTGCTGAATTAGAAAAATTGTGGGACACAGTAAAAGATTCAGATCCAGAACTGTTAGCTGGTCGTGTGGCTGAAGACCTAGTCACACAATTAGACTTGCCTATCAACATGATGCAGGAAAATGAAAGTGCATTCTTCAAACAACACTATCGTAGCAACTGGCACAATCAAGGTGTAATGACTAGAGAAATTGATGTAATCAGACAGCAAGAAGGTTGGTGAACTAATGAGTTCTAAAGTGTATTCTAATGTCTTTGCCAAAGAAGAAATTGATTCAATAATTGAATTTTATGAGTCGAAAGAAATCAAGGCAAGAGACTATTGGTCAAACAACAAGTATTTAGAATATCAAATTCCTGAAGATTTTTCATACCAAATTTTAAATCCTAAACTCACTGAAATTTTAGGAGAGCATGAATTTGCCACCGGAGCCTACAAAGAGTGTATACGGCCCTACGGTCTACACATAGATGCATACGAAGCTCATCAAGAGACCAATACCATTACTAGTTTTTCGTCTGCAAAAAAACACAACAAAGCATTACTGATACCACTGGTAGAAGGACCAGCTTATAAAACTGTAACATTCAATTGTTATGCAACTGTAAATTGCAATGATATTAGCAACTGGTATGGAGATAAAAATTCATTAGATCCTAAGGAATTCCGACACGAAAAGCGAGACCTAACATTGTTGCCAGTTGATGTTGAATATTCTTGGCAGCTTGGAGATATCCTAGCTTGGGACAGAGATCAGTTGCATATGAGTGCAGACTTTACTCGTTTTGGAGTTACTAAAAAGTTTTTAATTTTGTTTATAGCATAAATGGATATTTTGTTTTGTTCTGCGCCCGGAACATTTAGTTCGCGTCCGACACTTGCACCGGCTATATTAAAAACCTGTGCAACCAACGCTGGATTCACTGCTATGGCTTTAGATTTAAACATTGAAATCTATAATCAAATACTTAGACATCCTAGACAAAAATTATTAAAAGAATTCTTTGAACAACAAAAAATACACCAAGACATTATCAACGACATTGGTGACTTACTTGATTATTGTGCAGATAGAATTACAAGTTTAAATCCTCGTACACTAGGGCTTAGTCTCCTTACACAAGACAGTCAATTTTTTACAGTTTGGTTGTGTTACCATCTTAAAACACTTAACCCTGAACTTAAAATTGTAATAGGTGGCAGCGGCATTAAAAATTTTATAGCGGAATCTAAAATTAATTTTGCTAATTTGTTAAAAACAAAAGGATATATTGACGATTATATCAACGGTGACGGAGAATACAGTATTGTAGAATACCTTAAAAATAATTTGAGTTATCCTGGTATTAACTCAGGCACCTGGGAGCCTATTAAAGATTTAAATGTTTTACTGTATCCTGATTTCACTGACTATGATTTTTTTCAATACCAAGAACGTGGCATACCTATTTGTGACAGTCGTGGATGCGTGAGAACTTGTGAGTTTTGTGATATTATTGAGCATTGGAAAAAATATCAATACCGAACTGCTGAGAATATATTCGGCGAAATGCTGTATCAAATACAACAGCACAATATAACAAGGTTCTTTTTTTACAACAGTTTGACCAATGGCAACATGAAAGAATTTCAAAAACTGTTGGACCTAATGTGTGAATACAATGTTCAAAATCTCAATGCTCAAATTTCTTGGGACGGATACTTTATTGTCAGAAATAAACAACAACACCCAGAAGACTTTTGGCAAAAAATTAAAAAATCAAACGGGCACTTACAGTTGGGCATTGAAAGTGTAGTAGAAAAAGTTCGCATTGCCCTTGGGAAAAATTTTACCAATGATGATATTGACTATCATTTGTCCATGGCCAAAAAATATTCAGTTCCGTTGCTATTACTGCTCATAGTTGGGTATCCAACTGAAACCCAGCAAGATTTTGAATTTACAAAACAGTGGTTTCAAGAACGCCAACATTATGCAGGCAATCCAATAACTCAAGTGGTGTTTTCTTTATCTGCCATATTGCCTAATACCAAATTAGAAAGAAAACAAGAAGAATATAGTATTGTCCGCGGCGAAATTCCCACAATATGGATGACACAGATAAATGATATTTCAACTCAAGACAGAATAAATTACTTTAATGAATTAAATGATTTGTTAACAACATTGAATATGGCCACCACCAATGGTGGGTCAGGAATGGATATAACCGCAGCGGAATTGACGTCATGAAAGTAAATTTAACTTTGTTGTGTTCAGTTACACGTTGTAATGGATCATTAAAAATTGAAATGTTTGATCAACTGTCGCCAGTTTATACAGGAGAAAATTTACCAGATGGTACAACACGTATTGACTGCCAAATCAATTGGCCTACTACTGTAAACATAATCACCAGTGGTAAACACCCGGATGATATGGAACTTGATGCCGACGGTAATATAATTCGAGATAAATCAATTGAAGTAATAGGAGTATTAATAAACAATTTTCCTATACATCAGGATTTAGTTGATAAACTCTTTGTATGTCAACGTGACGGATCGGTCAACACCACTCATGAAAATTGGTGGGGATTTAATGGAAAAATAAAAATTGAGTTTGATCAAACAAACCCAATGAGATATATGTTGGCTTTAAAAAATGAATTTAATATGAATCGATTACATTGGGACACAAATGAATAACAAAGGCGACGAAGTTGTAACTGACTTCAAATCAAAATTCCTGGGCGACGCAGAATTTATGAAAGAGAATCTTGGTCACGCACTCTGCTTGGCCAAATGGAAACAAGTAAGCCTACACTTGCCTACAGGCCTAAACAACTCCTGCTATCATCCTCCATTGCACCCAATACCAGCAGAGCTGTTAACGGATAATCCCAGCGCACTGCATAATACTCCGCACAAAAAGGAACAGCGGAAGATTATGTTAAAAAATGAACGCCCTAGCGAGTGTAGCTACTGCTGGACCATGGAAGACAACGGTAAGCTAAGTGATCGTCATTATCGTAGTGGCGAGCCCTGGGCAGCCAAAGATTTTGATGTTGTAACTAATTCAAATGGAGACGAAGATGTTATCCCCAGTTATGTTGAAGTTAATTTTAATCATGTTTGTAATCTTGCTTGTAGCTATTGCAGTCCGCAGTTTTCGAGCACCTGGCAACAGGAAATTGAATCCCATGGTGGATACCCTACTTCAACTATTCACAATGATCCTAGCCACTTTGTTGGGCGTAACCGTCCTATTCCAGTTCGTGAATCTAACCCCTATGTCGATGCGTTCTGGGATTGGTGGCCTACGCTATATCCAGAACTAGAACACTTCCGAATGACCGGTGGCGAGCCCATGTT